CGAACGGAGACGGCAGGGTCTGCTCAACCACAATCTCGATCTCGTTATCGGCCTTGTTGGCCGTGGCGATGGGATCGGTCACGCCATCCATGATTGCGGGGGGATCACCAACATTGCCCACCTTCATCTTCACCGGATAAAGCTGCCCCGGAATCCCCGCCCTGATGTTGGCCGTCCGCCGCACGTGCAGCACCAGATCGCCGGGCTGTTGCCGCCGGCCAAGGTTCGATCCACTCTGCCCGCTGACCCGATAGGGCAAGGTGCGAACGCGGGTGGTATACGGCAGGCCCACGCTGATCCTGGTGCCGGTCACGCCGCTGGGCAGCGTCACCGTGCCATTGACGACCTGAAGCCCGGTATAGACCGCGCCGTCAACCTGCGCGGCAACCGTCATGCCCTCAAGGTGCCACAGGCCGGTCACACTGCCAACAGCGCTCTGGAACTCCGCGCTGATCGCGCAGTCAAGCCAGCACGCATCTTCAACGTTTTCCCACAGCTGCGAAGCCATGCGCTCGACAAACCGCCTCGTCTGGCCGTTGATCTCGCGCTCCACGATGAAATAGGCGCGATCCTCGCCCTGCTCGTTGATGACGGCCACGCTCTTGAACAGCCCCTGCGTCTCGCACAGCGTCCAGCCCCACACGTTCTGCTCCTGCTCCCAGGTGAACGCAAGAAGCTTGCCGTCATTGCGCACCGCCCAGATGATCGAGCGCGGCTCCGCCGCATAATCCCAATCAACAATCTGAAAACGCTCGAAAAAATGTGGCGAAAAGATCGTCACGTCGTTCGAGCGATTGCCGTCAACCTCGAAGCTGTAGCCGATGGCTCGCACAGAATAGCCGACGGCGGGAGTATGAAAAACCGTGTTGTCGACAGGCAGCGGGCGAAGCCGGTTTGATCCGTGCCCGATCTCCTTGCGCACAGATGGTGGCGAATTGCCCCTGATGACGCCGCCATCGCCATCTCCGTCGATCGAGAATATGCCGTTTGTGGTGAAGGCAAGCAGGCTGGTCGTCGAAACCAGTTGGTTGACCGGGTTGACCCTGCTCGAAACAATAGCGAACGACACCGCATCATCGGCTTGTGTCGGGATCGAGCGATCCATGTTCTCAAGCTGCGTCACACCAATGCGCGAACCCCATACCACGTTAGGCGCGTTGCGTGTGCGCGCCCACAGCGCGCGCTGCTGGTGCAGGCACACTGTCGAAGGGTAATCGCCCGGGCCGGTGAACGGGTTCTCGGCACGTGGCGGGCTACGGTCAAACGCAGGGCCGATGTTGTCGTCCCGAAAGGTCAACTGTTCGGTCGTGCCGATGTAGCCGACCAACTGCTGGTTGTTGGCCTTGTAGACATTGTAGCGCGTCGCCCCGGTCACCGCATTCCATGTGATCGTGTTGTAGTTCTTCTTGAGGGTCAGGTCGTTGGTTGCGGTGCTGGCGTTCGATGCGCGGCTTTCCTCGCCTGTCTCGTCGTTCACCGCCGTAACCACATAGGTCGCAGGCTGCGGGAAGTAGCTGTTCGGGTCCGTGTTCACCACGGTCGCCGCCGCGGTGCAGCCAGTCGGCGCGGGCAAATCGGGGCCAAACGTCACATTCGAGAAACGCCAGTCGGCATGGCCATAGCGCACCAGCTTGCCGGGCGCATGGTCAAGGTGCGCGAGGTAAAGCGTGTCGGTCGTCTGCTCGTAGTCGATGTCGGCGAGCTGCGAGCCATTATAGGGCGTGGCCGCCCGATAGATGCGGGAAACGCCCATCAGGGAATGGCTCCGGGATACCACGGCCACCATGGATACCACGGCCACCATGGATCATAGTCATATGGCGGCGTCACAGGCGGCGGCGCGGGCGGGGGCGGCGGGGGCGAGGCAGGCGGCGGGGGGGGTGGCGGGGGTGGCGGCCCCGTGCGGGTGATTCCGCCTGTCGCGCCGGTAAACGTCAGTCCCGTCGTGTCGGCGTTGATCGTGAAGGTGTTGGCGCTCGGCACAGACATCACGCGCCAAATCCGCCCATTCAGGCGATTGCCCATCGGGCCGTCAATCCCGGTCAGATACACCAGATCGCCGACGGCATAATCGTGAAATGCGACAGTCAGCTCCGCATTGGCGGCGGCGGTGATGTTGGTGATCGCAAGCTCCTCCTCAAGGACACGCCCGCCAAGCGCAATCGGCGCGGCATATTGCTGCCCGAACTCAAGCACATAGGTCTGTTCAAGCGAAAACTGGAACGGAAACAGGCGCTGATCGTGCTCGGGGTCAAGCACCTCGCCAACCAGGCGCAACCCTGGCCGCTTGGTCAGCCCGCCATACTTGAGGATGAGGACATTGCGCGCCTCCTTGACAGCGCCCTGCCACGCATCGACATCAAAGCGCCCATAGAGCGACGGGGCAATCTCGCCCCGGCTGAAATTGACCTGAGCACTGCGCGGGTTCATTCGAGGAAGCCTTCCCGCGCCCATTCCGCCGCCGTCTTGTAGGTCGGCATCTGGCGCTCATTGCTGTTGAGCGCGTCGGCAATGGCGGCCTCCTTCGCCATCATCGCCTTCTGCTCAAGCCGCGCCATGGCGTTCACCGAAAGCTTCGCGACCGGCGCAGCCAGCCGCGCGGCAAGCTCCGTGACAAACGCCAGCCGCATCGAAGGCGTGAGATCATTCGCCGTCATCTGGCTGCTGGTGTAGACCAGCGTCGCGTTTTCCGTGTTGGCGTAGACCTTGCCTCCCTCGATCAGGAACCCGATCCGGGTGCGATCCTGATGCGGCAGCGTGAAGGGCGGCGAATACTGCACCGGCCAGACCACCGCGCCCTCCTCCGCGCGCAAGGCAATCGGTTTGCCAAAGTCGGCAGGCTGCGCGTAGGCATATCTCCACTCGGCGGGCCGATCATTGGGAACCTCGGCAAGGACAACGCGCCGCACCATCGAAGGCCAGAGGCACCACTCGGCCATTTCAGCCAGCACCTCGGGGGCAAGCATCGCGCAATACTGCGCCTCAACGCTCTCCTCATTGAGCGAGGAAATCGGCCCCTTGGCGATCCTTGCAAGAGCCGAATTGCAGGCGGAAATGAGGGCTGCGCTCATGCGTCACGTCGTGGTCAGCGAAACGCGGCTGTCCCGCCCGCCACGCGAGCGAACCCATAGCTGCGCCGCGTTGAAGTTGTAGACCTCGCGCGGTCGCAGGATCAGCCCCGTCGTGGTGGAAGGATCAGGCGCGCCGCCCGACGCCTTGGCGATGATCTCGACATCGGCATCGCCGACATTCTGAATCTCGACGTTCACGTTGCCGGCAGCCGGGATGGTGGCCACGATGTTCTGAAACGTGCCTGTGCAGTCGAAATGGGGAAGGGTTGCGGTTGGCATGGCACCTCCTGTCAGATCGCCTTATGCTGCCGCAGGCAAAACGGTTGAATCACGCAAAAGGGGCCGGAAATTGCCCCGACCCCTCCCCCAGCGTGACGATTTGCAGCGTCAACCTTCGGCGTTTTCGTCGCCCGATCCGTCTTCGATCAGCTCCATCCACGAACCCTGCGGCTGCGTGGTGGTGAAAATCGTTCCGGCGGGGATGAACCCCTGCGCCAGATCGGTCCCGTCCATCAGCGCACGATAGGTCTTCGGCTTGGGCGATCGGGCGGCCAGCACAGCCTTGCTGGCCTCGTCATTGTCCAGGATGGGCCTGGTGGCGCGCCCCGGTGCGAAGTTGCCCACCATCGCGGTCAGCAGTTCGACCTGCGCCTTGAGCGCCTCGATCTCGGCGTTCTGCCGCGCGTTGGTGCCCGTCGGGCGAGATGCAGTCTGTTCCCTGGCGTTCATGGTGTCTCCTTTCTCTCAAGGCCGCAATAGCCCGGCTCCGTCGTCCGAACCGTTACGCATAGTGCCGCCCGAAGTTGGTCTGCCGGGCCGCAACGACACCAGCGGTGATCTTGCCGGTCGTCGGGTTGGTGCCGGTCACGGTGTATTTCAGCCGGACATAGCGCCTGTTGGTGCCTTCGAGCAGCGCGTCGGGGAACGAAAGTTCCCTCCCCGCCGTCAGTTCGGCAAGCGGATAGGTGCGCGACGCCACCTCCCTCACGCCCGACGAGAAGTTTTCGAGGTCGCAGCATTCGAGCGTCACCGTCAGGCTGGTGAGGTTGTTGAACGTCGCCGTGGTGTGGACGAACAGCGGAATCCTGGTGCCAATGCCGATGTCGCGCTTGAGCTTGTTCCCGCCATACGGCGTCCCCGGGTCCCCAAGATCGATCACGTTGGTCGAGACTGCGGTCCCGGTGATGGCCTGGTCATCGCTGAAGATGAGCGTCTGGTCGAAGATCATTTCTCATTCCTTTCCTTTCAGGCCGACAATCA